ACCCGATGCTGCGGAAGACGACCGGCGCAACAATGTTCCCCAACGAGAAAGGCCAGCAGGTCTGGGTGCGGTCCAGCGACCCGACCATCCGCGCCTATCGCATCGCCATGACCTACCGCAGAAACGGCCACCTCGATACGGTCGTGCAGTTCGCCGAGGTCCACCAGACCTACGACTCGGGGGCGTCCTGGGTACTTGGGGAAATCGAGATCGTCAGCGTTGAAGTCACCGAGTTGCGGGAATCGGCGAAGGTGGCGGTCCAGTAGGGCATGTCCAACTGGCGCAAGATCATGGCCGTGGGTTGTACTCACGGCCCATTGATATGCCCGGTTGCTGCGGCTGCCGTCGTAGAGTTCAAGCGGCAGTTCGAACCCGACGTCTCGCTTGATCTCGGCGACATCAACGATTGGGCCGCGTTCCGGACTGGGGCCGGGGCCGGAGACTTGGACCAGGATCTGGTCGAAGACTTCGCGGCGTCCAAGCGTTGGTTGGAGATGTACCAACCTACCCATCGTTGCTTCGGGAATCACGACAACCGCGTCACAAAGCTCGCCAGCCACCCGAACAAAGTCATCCGGTTCGCAGCATCGGCCTTGTTCAACGACATCGCCGAACTGGACCGGGAGAACGGCACCATCGTAAAACCGTACCGGCAGCGCGGCGGATGGCACGAGTTCGGCGGCACCAAGTGGGGGCACGGGTGGATGTATAACGAGCAGGCCATCCGCGATCACGCAGAGGCGTATGGGCGATGTGTGATCGCTCATCTCCACGTCCCAGGAACTGCCATCGCTCGGAATACTGAAGCGGATCAAGCTTGGTGCGTTGGCATGATGGGCGACCCGGACAAGTTCGACTATGCGGCAGATCGGCGCAACACCCTTCGCTGGGGGCACGGCATGGTCTGGGGCTATTTTAGTGACACGCAATCGCACTTGTACCTAGAGGCATGGCAGTGCCGTCACGGCGAGAAGGAGGATGTCCGATGGATGCTCTAGAAGCCCTCGCCCTACTCCGGCGCGAAATCTCGGGCAACGTCGAAACCGTCCCGGACGGATGGCGGACCTGCCAGCAGTGGGCCGAAGCGTGGAGCCTAAGCCGTCCGCATACGTCAACACTGCTTTCCTCCGGCATTCCGGCGAACCGCGTTGAGATGCGCGAGTTCAAGGTCCAGACGCCTGCCGGGGTGCGGCGTGTCCCGCACTATCGGGTGAAGCCATGATTCTCCGCGCAACCCTCAACCGCAACCGAGACATCCCCGGCGAACTCGTGGCGCTGGACGACGGCGCGGTGATCCACCGCTGCCCGGTCTTGGGGCGATCGGACAACGCAAGGGCACGGCAGGAAGGCAACCCCACCCGGAACCCGCTACTCCCGTTCGGGGACACGCCCACGGGGCTCTGGCAGTGCGGCAAACGCGGACCAGTGGGCCCGGCGTCAACCTACGGTGTACATCCAGTCATAACGATGAACCCGATCAGCGGGGACGCGCTGAAGGCGTCGAAGCGCTCCGGCATCTGGCTCCACGGTGGGGCACCGGGGCAGCGTGCGCAGTGGGCGTTCTTGCGGCCTACGTTCGGATGCCTGCGCGTTGCAGACGACGACATGCGGCAAATATGGCTCTTGGCGGCTACGTTTGGCGAACCCGAAACCATTGAAACATTGGAGACTCAAAATGTTTGATCGCATCGTCCGAGTCGGCAAGCCCGACATCCTGAAGAAGTACGCGGCTGTCTACGAGGGCAAGCTCGACACCGACACGGCGACCATCGCCGAGGGCTGGCTGCTGGCCGAGGAACTCAGCGCGAAGTCCATGCGCTATCGCAACGGGATGCTGCTCCCGAAGCCGAAGCTGATCGCCAACGGCGGCGGGTTGGGGGAGACGTACTTCGACGCCGAGGAGATGGCGAAGGAAGGTTTCCCGACCGACAAGCCGATCCACCTGCACCTGCGCTACGACATGGGCCAGTTCGAGCGGATGATCGAGGTCCACGACGCCGCCTACCAGATTGCCGTGACTGGCGAGGATGGCTACCGGCGCGTGTACAACGACCTGGAGCGGCCGTAATGGCTTGGGGCTGGCTGAAAAAACTCGGGCGCGGGGTGAAAGCCGCCGCGCCCATCGCGCTGATGTTCACGCCGCCGCCGTTCAATGCGCTGGCGCAGACGGTCTACAGCGCGGTGACCGTCGCGGAGCAGGCGGGGGGCACGGGGCCGGAGAAGCTGCAGAACGCCATGCGGACGCTTGAATGGTCCGCCCCGCTGATCGCCCGCGAAGTAGAGCGGCTGACGGGGAAGGAAATCATCGACGAGGAAGCCTTGGCCGACGCAATGCAGAAGCTCGCTGAGTTCCAGGTGCTCATCACCAAAGCCGTTGGAGGGAAGCCGGAATGACCGCAGCGAAAAAGATGATCCTGGCCCTACCGGGCGCAATCATGGGGGTGTTTCTGTCAATGAGCGTGGCACTGCAAGCACTCCTGATGCTGCAAGCCATCGACTTCGCTACGGGCTTTCTCGTCGCGTGGTCAACCGGCGCGGTGTCGTCGGATGTATCGCGCCGAGGATTCGTGAAGAAGGCCGTGGCGCTGCTGTTGATCGCGGCCATCCATGCGTTCGTCGCAGCGCACCCGATCGGCTTTGACCTCGCCTCCATGACGGCGACTTGGTTCTGTGCCACTGAACTCATCAGCATCGCCGAGAACGTCGGCCGCGCTGGCTGGCGCTTGCCGAAATTCCTCACCGACGCATTGGCGAAGGTCAACGCGGAAACGAACAAATAGGAGCCTCCATGAAACCATTGATTTACCTGGCCTTCGCCGGGGCGATGCTGCACGCGCAGACGACCGTAACTATCACCGACACTATCAAAACGCCCATGGGCGGCAACTGGAGCGGTACGGTCGTCGTGACATTGAACAACCCGGCGACGAGTCAGCCGCTCTACGCTGGCTCGGAAACGCTCTCCGGCTGGTCGCAGACTGTGACCGTGGCGAACGGCGCGTTTAGTATCACGCTCTACCCCAACGACGCCATCACGCCCACCGGGACGTCGTACACGGCCCGCTATTCGCCCACGAGTGGCGCGGGCTGGTCAGAAACCTGGGTGGTTCCGACCGGCGCGACCACCATCCGCGCGATCCGTTCCACGACCGTGCCGACGCCAACCGTGCTGTTCCTGCCGTCGCAGATCCGGCAGCAGGGCGCATCTCTTGGGCAACTGCTCCGATGGAACGGCGCAGCTTGGGTGCCTTGGTCTCTGGTCGTTGGCCCGACGACTCCAGCCTCAGCGGCGGCAGCGTGTACGGCAGGAACCATCGCCGGGGATGTGGATTATCTGTATTTCTGCACTGCCAGCGGCGCATGGAAGCGCGTACAAATCCAGACGTGGTAAAGCCCGCACTGCCGTAGATACTCCAGCCCCTGCCCTAACCGGCGGGGGCTTTTTGCGTTCGTAGACCATGTTCCCGACGTCAGCAAAATGCCCCTGCCCTAACCGGCGGGGGCATTTTGCGTTTGTGGCACGAAAAAACTGTTGACAACCGCAAAACCGGATGTAATCTAGGTCTATGGCAGCAGAAAACAGCGAAGCGCAGCAGAAGAGGATAACGGTGACCGTTGAGCCGGACCTGGCGGAATGGATCGAGCGGGAGTCTACCGAGCGACGCATCGGCGAGGCTACGTTTGTTCGCATGACCCTTGCGGCCGCAATGCGGTCGGCGGAGGTAGCCGCATGACCGCCGCCCTCCTCAACATCCCACCCGGCGAAGCGATCCAGTTTGCGTTTACGATGGCGCTGGTGATCGGGTTCGCGTATGTCATCATCTGCGGCACCGGGAGGCCGCGGTGATCGAGCCACGGTTTAGCGAAGACGATTGCAAGAAGAAAGAAGACTTGGGAATCCCGGGCAGGCACGAGTATTGCTTCATGGGCGACACCTGCATCTTTTGCGGGCTAACGGCCAGCGAAGCCCAGATAGACCGGCGCGTGCGGGAAGCTATTTTGACGATCAATTACCACATGCAGGGCACCGGGAGGCCGCGGTGAAGGCGGCGGCGGTAGTCGCCCTCATGGCCCTCGCCATGCTTGCCGGTGGATGCGCCTGCGGGTATCACGCCTTGGCGACCCCGCACCTGTATCTGTTCGAACGGATGGCGTTCGGCGGTGTTGCTGCCGTGCTGATCTTCAATGCTGCGGTTGGCCTGCAACTCGCCTGGCAGGTGCGCCAATGACCCGCCGCGCCATCGAGTCCCAAGCGTCCGCCAAGGCCATGATCGAGCACTATATCGCAAAGGGTGCGGTGGTGGTCGAGGAGCGGAACGAGCAGGAGCGGCTCCGCAAGGAAGTGGAACGAAGCAAGCCCCGCATGGTCTTGCTTGGCTTCACTGCCACGCGCCCAGCGTAACAGGGCATTCTGACTCAAAAAAAAAGGACGGCCGACAGAAAACCTAACACGACCAAGCCCCACCCGACCCGGCCCGGCTGGCTTCGGCTAGCCGGAGGGTGGGGAATCCCGAGGAGAACACTATGAACTGGACATGGAAAGACGAACTCGAATCCCGCGCCGCGCAGTTTGACGCAACCGCGGTGCTACCCGCCGAAGATAGACAGTTGGCGATCAAGGAAGCTATCCGCTGGCGCAATGCCTACGCCGAACACTGCACGCGACATCTAGCGCATCGCCTTCGTCGTTCCGAGCGCTGGGCCGACGCGCTGCTCTGGTTTTTCCTGGCGTCGCTGTTTGGCAATATCTTGCAGTTTTGGAACTAATCCGGCGTGGCCCGGATAGATCGGCCTAACTTACGAAAAAGGAGGGGCTCGCCGTTGAGTCGCTAACCGGATTCGTGCGCTGTGGAAAGCGTGGAACCCTAGGCCGGTCCATCGGGGCCAAACCAACGAAGCGGCGCTCAGTCAAAACAGCGCAGCGGCCCCGTATTGTCTCAATGAGGAGTTATGGATAGAACAAAACACATCGGCGGGAGTGACATCGGCAGCGTAGTGAACGCGCCGCCTTACGGGTGCGCCCGAAAGCTCTGGTATCAGAAACTCGGCGTCGAGCCGGACTACGCCGTGGAGTTCAAAGGACATCTAATTCGCGGCACGAAGCTAGAGCCGCTCATCGTGCAGGAGTACTGCGATAAGACCGGCAACGATGTGCGCCGCCGCAAGACGATCCAGGGGCAGAGGGATTACGAGATCGGCCAACCCGACCGCATCATTCTCAACGACCCGCGCGGTCCCGGCATCCTTGAAACGAAGTCGGCCAACGAACGCAACTTTCGCAAGTTCCAGAAGGAAGGCCTGCCGCTCTCGTACCAACTTCAGATCCAGTGGTATATGGGTCACGCGGGTTACCGCTGGGGCGCGTTCGCGATTCTGGAACCGAGTAACTGGCGGTTCGATCACTTCGAGGTCAGCTTCGACGCGCAAGCGTTCGATCTGGTTCGCGAGATGGTGGCCCAGTTCTGGGACATGGTACAGGGCAACGGCGAACCCGACCGCCTGCCGGTGTCCGATAAGCGCTGCCATTCCTGCGAGTGGCGGCATTCGTGCCAAGGCGTCGCGCTGCTCGAATCCGTGGACGCCAACGACACGGGCGACGACATCCCGGCGCTGGCCGACTTGGCGCAGGAGTACCTGCAGCTTCGCGACGTTCGCGACGAAGCAGAGGAGGCGATGGAGGCGGTGAAGGAAGAGGCAACGCGACTGCTGCAAGACCGTGCCGGTGCAACCGCTCCGGGGTTCCGTGTCCTGTACAAGCCGCAAACGTCAATGCGCGTCGATTCCAAGGCGCTCAAAACCAGGTTCCCGGACGTATACGAGGCGGTCGTCAAACCGTCCGTGTCCCGTCCATTTCGCGTGTTCCCGGCGTAACGGGGAAGGAGAATAACCATGGCAACTCATACCGCTCCCCTCGTGGAGCAGATTCAACAGGCGCAGGCAACCCCGGCGCAAGCGGCACCACCCGAACTACTGTCGTCCATCCTCGACGGCATCATTGCCGCATCGGAACGCGGCAGTATGGAGTACGGCGAAGCCCTTCAAATGAAGACCGACTTCGCGCAGGGCGTCATGTACGCCCGTGGCACGTCGGGCAGTGGCAAGAAGCTCGACGCAGCCGATATCGCGATGCGGATTCGGTTCGGACGGGAACTCGGGTTGAGTGCGTTCCAGGCCGCGCGGGGGATCTACTTCATCAACGGCATCCCGGCGATGATGGGCACGGTCCTGGAGCTGTTGATGCGGCGGCACGGGTATACCTGGCAGTTCGTGCAGCGCGACACCAAAGGCTGCAAGCTCCGGCTCATGAAAAACGGCGAAGTCGTCATGGACGGCAACAAGGCCGCTGAGGCGTCGTTCACCGAAGAGGATGCCAAGCGCACCGGCTACGACAAGAAAGAGACGTACAAACAGGACCCCGAATCCATGTACTACTGGCGCGCCCTCGGCCGTCTCCAGAAGTTCTACGTCCCCGAGGCGACCGAGTACGTTTCGGTCCTGGCCCCCGGCGAACTCCCGATTGATGAGGTCGTTGCGGCTACCGAGTCCCGCATGGGCGAGGCGACGGCGGCAGCGGCATTGCGCGAGAAGCTGGCGGCGGTGACGCAGGCTCCGGTGGCTGAAGAGGTGACGGCGTGAAGTACGAAGACGGCCAGTATTACGACGGAAAGATCATCGGCATCCGCCACAAGAAACTCGGCGAGCGCGAGACGCAGGCTCTGGAGTTTGCGCTGGAGATGAGCGACGGCAAGCAAGACAGCGTGATGAAGTTCCTCAGCCCGAATGCTCTGCCGTACACCAAGGAACGGCTGGTTGATCTTGGCTGTCAGCCTTCCGATCTCACGGGCGCGGATTGGCTGCGGAAGATCAACGCCAAACTCGAAGGCGTCGAGGTTCGCTGTAAGGCCAAGGCGAACGATAAGGGCGTGCGGCTGGAAGACCTGTATCTGCCGAAGGCCGGTGGCGTGGTGATCGAGGGAGCGGCGAGTCCGTTCGATGCGGTGGCTGATGACAACATTCCGCCCCACGCCTGGTGATGACGACCTCCCCACCAGCGACCG